AAGGAATCGAGAAATCTGTAAAGATTCACGGACCGAAACATACTGTAACTCTACAAAAGAGTTACTACGAGTTTCTTCGTAATAGAATATTGCATTTACCTCCAAAAAGTTTGAGTTTTGTTAAAACCGATAAATACGGTCTACCTAAACCCTTATGACCTATTAGGTCATTGATCAAAGGGAATAGAGTGGAACAACGTTTATCTCTCACTATAGTACGGACTTATGAAAAAATAAGACTTCCAATAAAGATAGATTTAAAACCAATCAAAGATCCACTACCGTACGGTTATGGAAAATTGAATACAGTATTAAACTTCCCTTTATTTTTAGAAATGTTTTTTAATAAGTATCCTTGATATAGAGGGAATATAACAAATCCAATATCACAGAATGCATTTGAAGTGTTCACTAACTTGACAACAGGTCCAAATGGACAGGCTGTAGCTAGTGCTCATTTAGATGCAATTGCTGTAATTAACAACAAAGAATTATTCGAATCTCTAAAAGAGATGAATGAAGCTTTAAGTCAATCTTGAATCACAGAGTGATTAATAAGAATGTCAAAAATTGTTAAACCAAATGTTTTATATCATACCGGTAGATTAGGCTTTTCAGCAGAACCTGGAGGTAAGACAAGGACATTTGCTATTGGAGATTATTGAAGTCAAACTTCACTAAAAGTATTACAAACTAGTTTGTATAATACTCTAAAGAATCTAGGTACAGATGCTACAAGAAATCAAGACTTAGGTTATAAAAACCTTATCAAGAAATCTTTAGGTAAAAATACCTATTGTTTCGACCTTACATCAGCTTCTGATAGGATCCCTGCAGAAATGCAAAGACACCGTCTGAATTTAATGTATGGAAGACAATATTCTTTAGGTGATATTTGACTCAAAGTAATGACTCATAGAGACTTCTTTATTAAAAGTCTTAATGTAAGTGTTCGATGGGAGGTTGGTCAACCATTAGGTTTACTTTCCTCTTTCCCGTCATTTGCATTATGACATCATGATATCGTCCAATATGCTTATAATCATAAAAGAATCATGAATGGAAAACCATTAAGATTTTTTAATAAATATATGATATTAGGAGATGATATTGTGATTTATGATAAAGAAGTTGCTGATGCTTATCAATTAATACTTAAAGAATTAGGAATTCCTATCAATTTAAGTAAATCAATAATTGGTAACAAAAGTAATTCCCAGATAGAGTTCCTTAAAAGGATATCTCTTAAAGGAA